AGCAAGAGGTAATGATGCTAGTCAGAGCGGTGACGAAGATGAAGCCGATAGACAATATGCTAAAGCTGGTGTAGCTAGCCATCTAGGAAATGAAAGAAGAAAATCTGCTCAAATGAAAAAAGGCGTGAACCCTAATCATTAATGATTAGTAGCTTCCAAATAGCACCTTCGGGTGCTATTTTTTTCAGTAAATAAACGCATGTCATTAAACAAAGATACAACACTAATCAAGACGGCTCACAAAACTGTAAAGTTTAGTGAACAAGACCTGCTTGATTTACAAGAATGTACTGATCCCAACAATGGGCACAAATATTTCTTAAAGAATTTTTTCTCAATACAACACCCAACGAGAGGTAAGATAAAATATCAAGCCTACGGTTATCAAGAGGCACTAGTAGATAGTTTACATAACTTTCGATTCAACGTAAACATGCTACCACGTCAAAGTGGTAAGACAACTACAGCGGTTGGATATTTGTTGTGGTATGCGATGTTTAATCCCGATCAAACAATTCTAATTGCCGCTCACAAATATACAGGCGCACAGGAAATTATGCAACGTATTCGGTATGCATATGAATTGTGTCCAGATCATATTCGCTGTGGCGTTACAAGTTATAACAAACAGTCGATTGAATTTGACAATGGTTCACGTATTGTAGCGCAGACAACTACAGAAAATACAGGTCGTGGTATGTCTATATCACTACTATACTGTGACGAGTTTGCATTCGTTCCGCCAAACATTGCTACAGAATTCTGGACTTCAATATCACCAACACTAGCAACTGGTGGTAAGGCAATTATTACATCAACACCTAACTCAGATGAAGATCAATTTGCTGAAATTTGGTTTGGCGCCAATCGCAAGTTTGACGAATTTGGTAATGAACAAACAGTAGGTGAAAACGGATTCCATCCATATATTAGCCACTGGTCAGATCATCCAGACAGAGATGAGGCATGGGCTAAAGTTGAAATGGGACGTATCGGTGAAGAAAGGTTCCGACGTGAGTATGGTTGCGAATTCTTGATCTATGACGAAACGTTAATTAACAGTATAAACTTGGCAGAGATGGTTGGAGTTGAACCTAAGTTTAGACAGGGACAAGTCCGCTGGTACAAGGATATAAATCCTCGAATGACATATATTGTGTCACTTGATCCTAGTATGGGTACGGGTGGAGACTATGCTGGTATACAAGTTATAGAAATACCTACATTTGAACAAGTAGGCGAATGGCAACACAACCTAACACCAGTACAAGCACAAGTACGAATCTTACGTGACATTTGTAAGTTTATTAATTCAGAATGCCAATCAGTAGGAACAACTGCTAACATATACTATTCAGTTGAAAACAACTCATTAGGTGAAGCCGCACTTGTAGCAATTAGCGAAATAGGCGAAGAAAGCATACCCGGATTATTTTTAAGTGAGCCAATTAAAAAAGGGCATGTTCGCAGATTCCGTAAAGGGTTTAATACAACAGAAAAAGCTAAAATTGCGGCCTGTGCTAAATTAAAACATTTAATCGAACATAAAACTCTCAAAATTTATAGCAAACCTTTAATTACAGAATTAAAAGCATTTATTGCGGGCGGGTCTAGTTTTGAAGCAAAAGTAGGACAACACGACGACTTAGTTTCATCGTTATTGCTAAATGTACGTATGATTATGCTATTGCAAGACTGGGATCCTTCGATTTATGAGAAATTTAACGAACACCCAGATGACGATATTGTTATGCCCATGCCTATCTACATTAGCGGAATAGCATAAATATAAATTATGAACGCTTTAGAAATTATAGCCCAAGATTTATTCGACAAAGTACGCAGTCGTTTCACCAACCTAGAAATGGGTGACGAAACCGGCGCCGTAACCTTAGACCCTAAAGAAGCCAGAATGTTTGATTTTGACTTTGTCCTAGAAGGTAACAACCTAGGTCGTGTTAGTATCAGCATTAACAATATCGGCAGTTTAAAAGTATTTTACAGCCAAGGAATAGTAGAAGGCATAGACCATGTATCAGCAGGATTATGGTATGACTTCTTAAAAGAAATGCGAGGCTTTGCTAAACGTAGATTACTACGCTTTGATGCACGTGACATTAGCAAAGACTTCTTAGATCAAAATGACTTCCAGTTTTTAGCACAAAACGGATCACCACAGGAAAACGCTATGCAAGAATCAAATTACTATGGTAGCTCAATGAGCAGTTACCGCAAACTAGAAAACACAAAACTAATTTTGCGCCATTCTAAGGCAGTGGATGAAAATGTAGTAGGCGGACGCAGTCGTCATGTTAAAGCAATCTTTATTGAAAACGAAGCAGGTGAGCGTTTCAAGTATCCATTCATTCACTTGGCAGGTGCTAAGGCTATGCAACGTCACGTAGCTAACGGTGGTAATCCATTCGATACAGCTGGACAAGCGATTACAACAATGAGCGAACACATTATCAAATTAGGTTCATTCAAACGCCATGTAGGTAATGCACAAAACTTAACAACAGAAGCTGTTGGCATTTTAGATCGTGCAAGTAGCAAGTTGGGTCAGCTTCGCCACACGATGGAAGCTATTAGCAAGCAAAAGAATTATGAAGCATGGATGGAATCATTAGAAGCTACTCCATTATCACAAATTGAAGAACTAGATGAAACGACTCTAGCAGATTTTAAATCCAAGTTTACAGTTAGCTCATTTAAAGATGACCTAGCACAATACTTCCCACTACTAAACAGCATTATGCACGAAACAAGTGTAGTTGATTTAGCAGACGTTGTTAGTGAAGATTCTGAAAAATGTACATGCGATGATACTGGTGAAGAAGACTGCCCAGTACATGGCGACGAGCATAAAGAAATTGAGAAAGAAGGTGCGTTCGAAGCCTTCGAAGCATGGACAGATGAGTTAGATCCATTTAGTCCTGCTAAATTAGTTCGTGAAAGCGGAGATCAAACTCCAGAAGAAAAACACGAAACAATGAAATATATTGTTGGACTTAACAAAGCAATCAAATCTGGTGAAGTACAACCTACACCAGAATTAGAAACAGAATTTGAAAATACATTAAACTATCTAGGTATGCCTTATGAAGCTATCACAAAGGCATGGGAACGTGTTACAGGTCAAAGTAAGACTGCTGAACTAGATCCTAAATTTAGAAAGTCTGCTCCTCCAATGGACATGCACGGTGATGACGGTGATGATGAAATAGATCCAGATGTTGCCAAATATCAAGGCATGGCCAAACGCGGTAGTATAGGAACTGATGATTTTGGTGCAGAACTAGGCGAAGAAGATGGAGAAATGGCCACAACTGGTAAACCTCCAATTAAAGAAATCGCAGAAGTAGTTAAGTCAATGTTTGACCCAATCGCAGGAGCTTTTCCAAGAGGCGAAACTGGCGTAAAAACTCATATCGCTGTCAAGTATGGTGACTCAGCAGGCGAGCTTGCAGAAAAACTATGCACCTATTTGATCCAAAAACATGGTGATAATAAACAAATGGAAGCTATCCGTAGACTAAGCGGATTGCCAGTAATGGAAAAGAAAAACTGGATGAAAGATGCGTTCAGCAAGAACAAAGGCAAGCTACACAAAGAGCTAGGTGTTAAGCAAGGCGAGAAAATTCCAGCAAGCAAGTTGGCAATCAAGAAGAGTGACAGCACAACTGTTAAGAAAGAAAAAACCTTGGCTAAGACAGCACGTAAGATCGCAAACAAAAAATAATTGGTTAAAATTACCATATTTTCAGTCAAGTAAAACTTGACAATATAAATAAACTAGCATACAATTAAACGTATGCTAGTTTTTTCTTTTATGTAGTTGCATAGAAGAAAGAGGCATAAAAGCAAACAAAGGCATAAAATTTAAGGAGAAACATTATGGCAACTTTGGCAGAAATCAGAGCGAAACTTCAAGCAAGTTCACAACAAAACACCGGTAGCTCAACAGGTGGTGACAACGCAATTTACCCACATTGGAACGCCGCAGAAGGCACAACTACAACAGTTCGCTTCCTTCCAGATGGTGACGCAAACAACACATTTTTCTGGGTTGAACGTGCAATGATCAAACTTCCATTCGCGGGAGTTAAGGGTGAAACAAATTCCAAACCAGTAACAGTACAAGTACCTTGCATGGAAATGTATGGTGAAGCTTGTCCAATTTTAGCTGAGGTACGTCCTTGGTTTAAAGACAAGAGCTTGGAAGAAATGGGTCGTAAGTATTGGAAAAAGCGTAGTTACTTGTTCCAAGGTTTTGTAACAACTTCTGATCTAAAAGAAGACAAGACTCCAGAGAATCCAATTCGTAGATTCATCATTGGCAGTCAGATCCACAATATCATCAAGAACGCATTGATGGATAGTGAGATTGAAGAATTACCAACAGACTACGTTCGTGGTCTAGATTTCAAAATCGTTAAAACATCCAAGGGTGGTTACGCAGACTACTCTACATCAAACTGGGCTCGTCGTGAACGTGCATTAAGCGCAGAAGAACAAGCCGCTATTGATCAGTATGGGTTGTTTGATTTGAAGAGCTTCCTACCTAAGAAGCCGGGTGAAGTAGAACTCAAAGTTATGAAAGAAATGTTTGAAGCGTCAGTTGACGGTGAAGCATTTGACATGGAACGTTGGGGTCAATATTTCAAACCAGCAGGTATGGGCGGAAGTGGTCAAGCTACAGGTTCTGGTTATTCAGCACCTGCTAAAGTAGCAACTCCAACTGTGGATGATGAAGATGTCCCTTTTGAGAGTGCGGCGTCAGCACCCGCAAGTCAAGTTGCTGAACAGGCTCCTGTGGCAACGCAGGCTCCACAAGCAACTAGCTCAAGTGGTGCAGAAGCAAGTTCAAGAGCTCAAGACATCCTTGCGATGATCCGTAACCGTCAGAAACAATAAGGAGATAGACTATGGGAAAGGCCTTCGATATTTCGAAGTTCCGTAAGTCTATCACTAAAAGTATTGATGGACTCGGAATCGGGTTTAACGACCCAACCGATTGGATTTCAACCGGTAACTACGCCCTAAACTATCTTATCTCGGGGGACTTCTTTAAGGGAGTCCCTTTAGGAAAAGTTACAGTTTTTGCAGGCGAATCTGGTGCAGGTAAATCATATATCTGTTCTGGTAACATTATTAAACATGCTCAAGAGCAAGGTATTTTTGTTGTCTTAGTTGACACAGAAAATGCGTTGGATAAGGCATGGCTAGAAGCATTAGGTGTTGATATTTCAGAAGAAAAACTTTTGAAATTAAACATGGCAATGATCGACGATGTGGCAAAAACCATTCATGAATTTATGAATGAATATAAGTCAATGGCGTTGGAAGAGCGTCCTAAAGTGTTGTTTGTGATTGACAGTTTAGGTATGTTGTTGACACCGACAGACGTTAATCAATTTGAAGCAGGAGATCTTAAAGGTGATATGGGTCGTAAGCCTAAAGCACTTACGGCGCTGGTTCGTAATTGTGTTAATATGTTTGGTAATTACAACGTCGGCATGGTATGTACTAATCACACATACGCTTCGCAAGACATGTTCGATCCTGATGATAAAATTAGCGGCGGACAAGGCTTCGTTTACGCATCTTCTATCGTGGTTGCCATGAAGAAGTTGAAGTTGAAAGAAGATGAAGACGGTAATAAAGTCAGTGACGTATTAGGTATTCGTTCTGCCTGTAAGATTATGAAAACTCGTTATGCGAAACCTTTCGAATCTGTTCAAGTAAAAATTCCATATTCGACAGGTATGGCACCTACATCCGGATTGGTTGACATGTTTGAGAAAATGGGTGTATTATCTAAGGTAGGGAATAAATTAGCATACACTAGTAAAAAAACTGGTGAGATTGTTGCAGAATTCCGCAAGAACTGGACCGAAGATAAGTTACGTGTTATCATGGACGAGTGGGATGCGTCAGCAGTTGCAACAACTACAACTATTGAAACAGAGGAAGAAGAAGCATAATGGATGAAAATCTAATTATTACAGTTTGGGATACTTTTAAAGAATATATCCCTGAAAAAAATCGTGAAATGGCCGCAAATCATTACGTTGATTTTCTGCTAGGCAACGATATAGATTCAAAAACTTTGGCCACTTATATGGGCTATGATTCACACTTAGATGATGCTATCAAAACAGTAGTCGATGAAGATTTGGAAGATGAAGACAACGGTTACGGTGATGATAGCGACTACGAAGACGAGGATTATTGATGTGGTACAGTAAGGTTAGTAGAGATATTTCTCACTTGCCCGACTGTATTGAGTATTATTATTCTCAATTAGACGAGGCCAGGAAGGAAGTCAAGGTATACGGCAATTTAGAAAAAGCCAGTGCCTCGCTTCCTGGCATTGTCGAACAACGTTTCAATCAACTCCAGGAAATAGAAGCAATCCTGGAGTATTTGAACATCGAATTGCGTCGTACACGCAGTAAAGCATTTAAAAAGTATCTAGAAAATTATCAACGTGCTTTGAGCAGTCGTGACTGTGAGAAGTATTGCGAAGGTGAGGCCGACGTAGTCGATCTAGAAAAAATTGTTAACGAGTTTGCCTTGTTACGCAATCAATGGCTAGGGATTATTAAGGGTCTTGATATTAAACAATGGCAACTTTCTAACATAATCAAACTTAGAACCGCCGGAATGGAAGATGTGCAGATCTAATCATGTATATAGAAGATTTAATTCTAAGAACTGCCGGACATGGTCAGTGGATATGGGATCAACCCATTACCCTTTCAACGGCCTTTGAGTCAAACTTTATACAAAGTGTCGCCAATCAGGTAGATACCGGTGAATCATTGACAGAAAAGCAGGCTAGCCTTGCTATCAAGATATTAGCCAAGGTTGAACCAGAATTAATCAACCATTTTAAGACAAAAACTTGGGACCTAAATAATCCTAATTTCAAAAGACCCTTTAGGTCATTGTCATCTGAACTGACTGTTACAATCGATCGGTCATCCGTGCCAGGTAGGATAGTTGTACGCTTCCCATTTATCGAATCTGTCATCAAAGATATCAAAGATTTCAAATTACATAAAAGACATAATACGGCAGAGTGGTCTCCAGATCAAAAGGCTTGGATATTCAGTCTAAGAGAAGACTGCATCCAGTTTATTCAAAACACCCTAGTACCAAAAGGATTCAAAGTTGATGAAGAATTCATAGAATATGTTAAACAGATTGAAAATATTGAAAAAAATCTAGAACAGCATATTCCTATGGTTACACTTGATCAAGAAAAACCAAAATTTATCAACGTGTTTGATAACGTACCACAACCGTACGGCAATGATATCACTCATTCATTGTTCCTAGCAAGACAATATGGCATTACGACCTACAGTGACGAAATTTCTGATTACATTGAGAATAAAATCACCAATACAGTGACAAAATCTATTATCAAAGCTGACTTAGGTATTGATGGAATATGGATTGATTCAAAGATTATATCAATAACTGATTTCAATGACATAGTCGATTACGACCAACCTCTATTGATAGTTGTGCCTGGCGGAAGCGAATACAAAAATCTCAAAGATTGGCACGAATTTCTGTTGTCCCGTGGTATAAACAGCAAAGACATTAGTGTTATGTTTCGTTTACCAAACGAAGGCAAGGGAGATTTCAATATCTATGTAAAAGAAAATCAGCTGAACAATGAAATTACAGCCAGTACCAAAGTAGTTTTTGTTAGTGTGAAAATTCCGAAGCCATTAGTGAAGACAAACATCAAATTTAATGCTATAATAAACTTAGGGTATCATTTGAATACCCACTATACTATGGATACCCTGCTTCGTTCAAGTCCTACATTGATTTTCTATACGGACACGAAGCCAACTCAAAAAAGATATGGCTACCGCTAAAGTTATCATCAAAGACGAAGTCAATGTAAAGATTGAAGGACTAGATCTTGACACAAGAAAAGACTTGGTTAAAAAATTCAAGTATTTTGACCAAAAAGCAAGGTACATGCCTGCTTACAAGTTGGGACGTTGGGATGGTTGCACTCCGTTTTTTGGACTAGGTGGTACCACTTATGTGAGTCTGTTAGATAGAGTGTTGCCACTGTTGGATCAATGGGGATACTACATCGAGGTGGAAGACCTAAGGTCACCGGTTGAGCTGAATTTTGACAAAGTTGAGTCAGATTTTTGGGGTGATGCAACTTGGCCAGAAGGGCACAGATTTGCAGGAGATCCTATTCGATTGCGTGAAGACCAAGTTGAGGTTGTAAACAAGTTCCTTGAGAATCCGCAATGCATCCAAGAAATTGCCACTGGCTTTGGTAAGACAATTACCACCGCAACTTTGGCAAAAATCTGTGAAAAATACGGTCGAACAGTGACCATTGTTCCAAACAAGAGTTTAGTTGAGCAAACTGAAGAAGACTTTATTAACTGTGGTTTAGACGTTGGCGTTTACTACGGCGACAGAAAAGACCTAGACAAAACGCATACAATTTGTACTTGGCAAAGTTTGAATATTTTGGACAAAAAAGGCAAAAATTCCTCAGAAAATGAGGAAATTTTAACTGTCGCTGAATTGCTGGATAATGTAAAAACTGTCATGGTTGACGAAGTTCATATGGCCAAGGCAGAGGTGTTAAAAAATCTGTTGACACACAATCTAGCACATACACCGATTCGCTGGGGACTAACCGGAACCATTCCAAAAGAGGATATTGACTTCGAAAATATCCGTGCAAGCCTAGGTGAAGTAGTGCATCAAGTCAAGGCACATGAATTACAAGAAGCAGGAGTGTTGAGTACATGTCACGTAAACATTGTACAAACACAGGAGTGGAAAGAATTTGAAAGCTACCCGGCAGAATTAAAATATCTTGTCACCGACGAGGACAGAATGAGCTGGATAGCCAAGCTGATTAACAAAATTTCCGAATCGGGAAATACATTGGTATTAGTTGATAGAATTGAATCAGGAAAGTTTTTAATAAACGAATTACCCGAAGCAGTTTTTATTAGTGGTGCCGTAAAAACTAAAGATCGAAAAGAAGAGTACGATGAAATTAAAACTGCTGATAATAAGATTATTGTGGCGACTTACGGTGTGGCCGCTGTGGGTATTAATATTCCTCGGATTTTCAATATGGTGCTTTTGGAACCCGGAAAGAGCTTTGTCCGCGTTATCCAATCTATTGGACGCGGCATTCGAAAAGCAGACGACAAAGACTTCGTCCAAATCTGGGATATAACTGCAAACTCAAAATATGCGAAAAGACACTTGACTGAACGAAAAAAATACTACAAAGAAGCCAAGTACCCATTTACAATTGAAAAGGTGAAATACTGATGCAAATATTAACGCTAGACAACAAGACATTTTATTTGAATGACTTGCCGGAAGAGATAGACGAGGACATGCGATTCGCTGTCATGGATAATAGCGATCCACAAAATCCTGACTTTTTCTACTTACCTTTGGTATTTTTAGAAAGTTTCACCGGACCAGCCGCGGTACTGAGAATCGGGAAAAATGAGATTACGATGCCACTAGATTGGTGCACAATCGTAGGAGATCCTACAGGACCAGAGATGGAAGTGTTACCGCTTACTAGTCTAAATGACAGAGGATTTAAGACCTTTACATTCAATCCGTTGAGCAGTTTTAGACCAGAGTTTTTTGATATTGACATCGTCGATGTGTATCAAGATGTCAAATGGTATTTCCCAAAGATGAAGCCGGGGCAGTTATTAGCCACGCCTTTGCATTCAGGAGAAAAACCTATTTGTTCTTATTTCGTCAAAGAAGTCAGCAGACAAAGTGAGATCATAGATTATACTAGATGTTGGTAAGGAGAACGATGTGGGCAAACTAAAAGCAGGTGCAACATACATTTATGAAAAGGCCGATGGCATAACATATTCCAGAGAATTTGGTGCGGAACCGGTTACTAGAAAAATCATAGGAGTAGACTATGACAAAAAATCT